TAGACTTTTGCTCTTTCTGGTTTTTACTCAATTCTTTTACAGCATGTTCTCGCATTTTTGTTTCAATCCGAGCAATGTCTTGTCGTTCTTCGTCTGTCAAAGCACGATTTTGATCGGCGGCTGTTTTGATAATCTTGATCCGTTGCTTTTGGTATTTTTCAACTTCGTTTTTCTTTTTATCGTTGTCTTTTTCCATTTTTGCAAGGATTTTATTTTCTTCCTTTTCAGAAAGAGCAGAGTTGGACGCAAACAGTTTTTGCGTTTTTTCTTTCTGCTTACGATGATTATCTTCCATTGCCGTAAGGATCTTTTCGCCCATAGCTTTATATTTAGAAACAATATCATTGGCCATTTTTTCAGTGATTTTTCCCTGAGTAGCGGCGAGTGTGTTTAGTTTTAAACTAACATCCTGCTCAAGATCAATAAACGATCCAACAGCTTTTTTAGTACTTTTGGAAATTTCGTCACTGAACATTTTTGATTTCAGAATAGGTTTATCCATTTCTTTATCAAATTTGTGCATAGCAAAACCGATACCTGCGATTAATCCAATGGCAATACCAATTGGTCCAGTTAAAACAGTAAATGCAGTTCCAAGAATACCTACGGCTGTTGATGATAATCCAATAGCAGTCGCCGCGAATCCCGCACCCGAAGTTACTCCAGCGATACCCGCGATTACAGGACCGATTGCTCCAACTACAGCACCAAAACCAGAGATTACAAGTCCGGCCGCGGCCGTGATCCCAGCAATGGCAGTAGCTACCGCGAAGAATACAGCAACGCCTGCTCCAAGTTTAGCAAGAGTTTCTTGAGTAGATTTATCTAAACTATTAAACCAATCGACGCCCTTTTGAACCCATTCAACCATTCCACGAATAGTTGGGATTAAAGCAGTACCAATTGTAATGGCCGCTGTTGAAAGTGATCCTTTTAATTGTTCGATTACACCATTCAAGTTATTTAATTTTTCTTTTGCCACATCGGCGGCTTTGATTTTACTAATGGATTCAGACATTTTGTCATAACCGTCCGCTCCTTCTTTAACAATAATGTTACCGGCACGGATTGCATCTGTACCGAACATTGTGCGCAGATAAGTTTGTTGTTGTTCCTTATTCAAACCCTTCATTGCATTTTGCAAAAGACCGGAGATCTCAGTCATACTTTTTAATTGTCCTTCTTCATCGTAAAATGCAGAAGAGGCAAATCCAGAGGCTTTTTCAATTTTTTCGTAAGCTTTTGCAAGTTCACCTTTGGTTGCTTTTGCCCCTAATTCTTCTTTAACCAATTGCTCTAAACCTTTACGGATGTCATCTTGGTGTCGTCCCATAGGTTTGATCCCATTGTCGATCAAGAATTTATAACCCGCAGAAGTATTATATTGAGATAAACCCAATGCAGAAAATGCTTCAGTTTGAGCTTTGGTTGTAGGAGATAGGTTTAAAAGCATTGTTTTTAAAGAGGTACCCGCATCTGATCCTTTTAAACCGTTTTGTGCAAACAGTGCAAGAGCATCCGTGGTTTCTTTAAAACTTAAACCAACACCGGAAGCGACAGCACTAACAGATGATAAACCGAATTTCAATTCAGTGACATCTGTCGCAGAGGCATTCGCGGCTCCAGCTAAAATATCGGCGGCTTGTGCGACCGTAAGGCCGTCGTCTTTGAAAGCATTCAAAGCGACAGAGGCGATTTCGGCGGCGTCCGCAAGTTCTAATTCACCAGCAGTTGCCAATGAAAGAGCACCTTCAAGACCACCACTCATAATGTCTTCCGCAGAAACACCGGCTTTTACAAGCTCTTCAATTCCTTGAGCGGCTTCAAGAGCAGAGTATTTTGTTTTTGCACCCATTTCGATTGCAAGATCTGATAATGAACTACCGAATTTTTTTACATCTTCAGGAGACATAACAGATTTTACAGATGAAATTTGACCTTCAAAATCGGCGGCTTGTTTAGTAGCGATCCCAAGACCACCACCTACAGCAACAGTTGCTGTCGCCAAACCTTGAAAAGCAGAGCTAGCAACGTTTGAGATATTGTTACCGGTTTCTTGAAGATCTTTCGAAGATTGTTTTGCTTTACGCGCAAGCTTTCCCCAAACAGTTGACTGTTCACGAAGTTCATCAGAAAGGCGGTTTGCATCTGTCCGTGTTTCCTTCATTTCAGCAGAGGCATTATTATAAGCAACAAGTGCTTTTTTCGTCTCATCTGCATCAGCACCACGGGCTCGTTTTAATTCTTCGTATTTATTACGAAGATTTTCGGCGGCCGTTTGCTGTAACCGAAGTTTTTCGTTTGTGAAACGAGATTTAGCATCAAGATCAGAAAGCTCGGATCCAAAATCACGCACTCCTGCTTTAGCTTCTTTGTAAGAAGATTCCAAAACAGCAAGATCACGTTTTGTTCCTTTAACCGCATTATCAACAGTATCAGAAACTTGTTTCCAAGTTGATCGATGTTCTGCCAATTCACGGTTGCTTTCATTGATCTCGCGGTTTAAATCGTTCATTCCCGCTTTTGCGCCATTATAAGCAATTAATGCTTGTTTTGTTTCTTCATTGTCTTCGCCTTTTGCTCGAGTTAATTCGTCATATTTTAAACGAAGTTGATCGGCAGTTTTGCGCTGGATTTCCATCTTATCATTAAGATATTTAGATTTAGTTTCCAGGTCTCCAATAGAAGATCCAAAGTCCGCCGTCGCAGAACGGATTTGACGATAAGAAGATTCTAAAACGTCAAGATCTTGCTTGCTTGATTTAACCGCATTGTCAACAGATTGCGATACCAATTTCCAAGATGATGTTTGATCTGTAATAGATTCATTCGTATCTTTTAATTGACGTTGTAATCGATTCATTTGACCTTGAGCTCGGTTATATTGAGTCGCAAGTTTTTCCGTCTCTTTTGAATTTTCTCCGGTACGATTTTTTGCATCCTCGTAACGGCGTCCTAATTCTTGAAGGCTACTTTGTTGTAAAGAAATTAACCGTGTAAGGTTTTTTCCTTTTGCTTCCAAACCATCCAGGGAACGGGCATAGTCTTTTGTTCCATCACTAGCCGCGACAAATTCAGATTTAACGGCGCGAATTTTACGGTTGATCTCGGCCATGCTTTGAGTAAATTGTGCAGAGTCTAGGCCTAATGATACCCGTAACGTACTTAATTCTTCAGTCGCCATTATTCCACCTCATTAAATTTATTTTGTAATCATAAGAACTCCAATTGGTCTATTGAAGCTCTTTGATTTCCCCCATTTGATTCTTGTCCTTGACTTTCACCTTGGGATGCAATATGCTTTTCCAAAGTAGAAGCATTATGACGATCCCAAAGCAGTAAAATTTTTCTAACGGTTGATCGCCAAAACTTTTCTTCCGTAAGTCTTAGATCGTAAGTGTAAGCATAGAAAAACCAATCCCATTCAACCGAAGTTGTTTGAGATTGGCCATTTAGTTTTTTTCCGCTTCTTCTGCTTCCTTAGCTCCATCATCCGCAGATTTTACTTCGTCTGTAGATTGATCCGGGAAGAAATCACGAATAGCATTTCCGAGCTTGCTAAAAATTTCTTGGAAAGCTTCTGGATATTGATACATTAGTTGACCAAGCAATTGGCCAACGCGGTTAACAGTAATATCAAGTTCTGCTTTTTCGTCTTCAACCGCAAGACCTGAAACAAGTCCAGCGTAAACAAGAGCTTTGATCGCAGTAAGATTCATACTGTTCAAACCAGCAATTGCGATATATGGATCTGGGTAACCGTTTTCTTGCAATTCAGCAAGTGTATTAAAATCAAAAGTGTAGGGACGAATTTTGTCCAATTCCAATTGATAAACTTGAGCGTCTTTAAGATCTTTTCCTTTTAACATAATAAGTTTCCTCCTGTTGTTTTCGTAATCGCTTTTACAGCGGTCTTAATTTTAAAATAAGAGATATGTCCGTAGACATATCCCTTTTTTAAGATCAAGGTGTGACAGGTGCGGCTTCATAAACTTTTGTGAACCAACCAGTAACAGTTGCTGGCAATACCAATTCATCATCAGTATCTAAGCGAGCACGCCATTTACCGTCTGGACGTTTAATGAACGTACCTTTGATCGCTTGAGTTTGGAAATCTGCTTTATCATTTTGTGTCGCGTATGCTTCTTCAATTGCTTGGAAGCGGCCTTTGTAAAGCCATACCATACGATATTCACCATTTGATTTTTTAGATCGGAAACCAAGTGCGAAGTAAGGAGCATCGTCATTTGCAGAATCGATGACAACTCCGTTAGCATCTGTTTCTTTACCCAAAAGCAAACCATATTTCGCAGAACCGAGATCTGCAAGAGTGAACTCAACATCAACAGACGAGAATACAGAAATAACTTCCGCGACTGTATCATCTGCAAAAACATTTTGAGTATCTACTGAAGGTGTGATCTTTGCATCGATCGCATCTTTAAGACGTTCAGGTGTACCATAAGTTTCTTTACCCTGAGCATCCTCCGTAATTTTAGCGACGAATACGCTATCTAAACCTACTAAAGCCATTAGGAGATTCCCCTTTTCTAATTATATATTTGGCGGTTAGGCCAAAGATTCTGTTTGTTTGATAGATCTGAATGACATGTTTTTACGATATGTGCTAGTCGCAATATCGAATAAGTCCATTTCATTAGATCGTGAATAGCCAAGTTTTTTTAATTCTTTTTTTACCTGAAGGACAGCGTTATCTAAATTTCCATTAGAGTAAACGTCGACCTGTAAACCGTAAGAAGTTAAAACTTCCGCATCATCCGCAATTAAACCCGTAGCTTGATTATAAAAGAAAAAAGTAATATAATTCTTACTTGTCCCTGTATAAACATGGAAGCCAGTTGGGTAGATTGGATCGAGTGCTGTTTTAATATCGCTTTTAAGGCTCATGGCAAGTTCATCTCCCTTTTAAGAACGCGGATCATAGCTTTTTGAATTTGGTCTTTACCATTTTCAAATGCTGGTCTCATAAAAGGTTTTGCAGGAAGAGGTGGGAGAGTGTACGTTTTTCCTTCTGGACTTTTATAAGTTCCGCCTTGAGTACCGATCTCATGAAATAAAAGATAGTAGAAATCTCGAGATGGTCCAACTTCGTAAATCCCTTTTTTGGATTGCTTAATAATAAAATTATCGCGACCGTGTTCTTTATTGGATTTACTAACGGGAACATTTGGGTGTCGCTCAATTAATTCTTTTGCTTTTTCAGCACCAGCTAAAACAGCTTTATCTGTAGTCCGGCCATCAATTGTTTTACCCATTCGGGTGAGCCGTTGAATGAGATCATCCATTTGATCTAATCCTGAAAAACCATTGTCCATAATTAAACCACTTCCCGACCGATAATAGTATACGTAATATTTTTTTCATCGTCATTGATAAGAGAGATGATTTCAAATTGGCGGTCTTTAAATAAGATTACCATATCTTCATTCATATCTTTTCGATAACGAATAACAAATACCGTAGTATTTTCGGACTGTACTGCTTTTGCATCAAAATACTCTTTTGATTGAAGCGTTTTGATCTTTGCCCATACAGGAATTTCTACGATTTCACCAGGAATGTTGTAACCATCGCTATCAACAGTGTCTCCCGTTTTTGATCGTAATTTAATTTTTTTATTTAGTTCGGCGGCGTTTAGCATTATTCTTCACCCGGCAATCGATAAGGATCCAATAAACCACCAAACATATATTTCAATTCTTGTGCACTATTAGCAGTACCAACAGCTTGAATTGATCTATTTCCATACCAATGCCCCACAATCGCAAGACATGCAATCGTAAATTCATCGGGTAACTCCTCAAAATCAGTAAATTTCCGCTTCAAATAGCTCTGAATAAAGCTTCTTGCGGAGGCAATTAGTGTGTTTAAGAAGATGTCATCATCATTAAAATCGATCCGGAGGTAATTTTTTACCATCTCGAGGTCAATTTCAGTGACTTTTTTACCGTTAATAATATCCAATTTTGCCAACTCCTTGGTAAAAAAGTGAAATAAATAGCCAAATTTTAGGCTATTTTCTCTTGTTTTTAGTTATAAACCACCGTAAAATATTCATTTTATTTGGCATTTATCGCTAAAAAAAAGAGATTGAGGAAGTTAATCCTCAAATCTCAATCAAGATCAAACAGTTTTTGCAGTCGAGATTACGAAAGCATCTGCGTTGATAACCGCACCATCCATGAAACCATCCATGATGATAGTGTGAGTAGCCGCGAGAGCATTCTTAGTATCGGCTGTTACGTGTTGCATTCCGAGACCTTGTTTAACAAGCATTGCGTAACCTTCTTGGAAGTTACCAAAGAGGATTTTTCCACCGATCGCAACATCAGTTACGAAGAGACGAACACCCAAAAGCATGTAACCAGGTGAACCGTTTACGAAGTCGCGAACGACGAGGTAAGCACCAGTATCATCTTTGAGTTTTGCAATTTTGTTGAAAGTCGGACGATCCATGATCCAGACCGCTCCAGCAAGGTAAGCTGGGTGAAGAGCAGTGTAGATGTCGATAACCGAATCAGCAAGTTTAGCAAGATCGTGTTCAACAGTTTCGATAAGAGCATTTGTAAATACGCCTTCGAAAGATCCTGTCGCTTTGTTACCAATCAAGAGAGCATTCTCGATTGTTTTACCAACTCGACGAGAAAGGTAATCCGCAGTATATCCAACAACATCGACAGCCGAATCATTCATAAGCTGTTTAGTGAGGACCATGTGAGCACCAACACGTTTTTGAGTAAGTGTTACAGAATCAAGTTTTGTATTGATTTCAGCAACATCTGCTTCTTCGCCGACAAAACCAGGAACAGCGCCAGCATGAGCTTCTTCACGTGGTACACGAAGTGAACCAGTTACAGAACCAAACTTACGGACGAGACCAAAGATCGGTGCAGATTCTTCAAGTTTTTTGATAATAGACGCTTCAACGTCTTCAGGTACAAGAACGCCACCTTCGCCAGCTTCGGTAAGAGTACGAACTTCTTCACCGTTTTGTTTGCGAAGGAATTGATCCAAACCGCGTAATTCGTTTTCCATTGTGTTTTCTCCTTCGCCAGATACAACCTCGACACTTGTTTGAGTGCGGATTTCTTTGGCTTGTGTGATAGTCGCATCGAGATCGCGGACTTCATTAGTAATTTCTTGGAGACGAGTTGTTTCGTCTTCTGTCATTGACCGTACTTCTGTTTCTACAGCTTCAGCAATTTTTTGGCCTTCAGCGACGAGGGCATTGCGTTTTTCTAAAAGGGCTTTTTGTTTCATTATTAGTTTTCCTCCTGAGGATCGATTTCTCGGATTTCGAGTGTTTTAAATTCTGCTAATGAACGTTCAGCTAAAAGAGTTTGTTCATCTTTTTCTGGTTCGTCTAGCTTTTCTGGTTCTTGCGGTTGATCTTCAACTGGAAGAATTTCTTCTTCCAGTTTTTCTTCAACTTCTGGATCAGCAGGATTTTCATCCGGCTTAGCAGGTTCTTGATCTGGATTTTCATCTGGTTTTGGAGGTTCAACCGCAGGCGGTTCGTCTTCCGTAATAACAGGAATATCTGCAGGTGGTGTTTCTAGTGCTACTTCGGGATTAACCGCTTGAGGAGCTTCTTCACTTCGGAATTGATCTGA